TAAGATTTGATTGGTAGAACGTAATACACTTAAATATTCGTAAGCCTGTCCGTAGATTTGCCCACTCATGTTCGAGCCTAAAACGTTAAAGGCTTTTTCAATATGCTGGAATGTACCGACGCCACGTTTGAAAGCGAACCACAACCAAGCAAGCTGTTGTAATTCATATTCGGTAAATTCAAACGTGTATTTCTTTTCTGGCTCAGGCAAAGCTAACTGTTGCGGTTGGTTGCGGTGCATAGCCAAGAACGCACGTAATACGATCAAGTGGAATTTCGGGGAAATCCACATTGCGTAGGAAAGCACTAATTCTTCACAAACCCACGTACCTTGCTTTGAAATATCAGAACCGCCACGAATTGTTTTTAAAGCGAAGATCGTTTTTGTGCTTCGGTCATTTTCAATCTCTTTTATCAGTTCTTTAGTTTGTTCATTACGAGCAAATAAACTTGGACGATGTTTTTCTAATCCTCCACTTGCGATATGAAGGTCATTTAATGAAAAGAGATTTTCGTATGAACGAATAGAAGTTTTGAGAATTGTTAAGTTTGACATTTTTATGCCCCTATGAGTTAGTTCTTTATTCGACCAACCTTAGTAGGGTTGATCGGGCTTCAACTACTGCTCATAGACAGCGGAGCTTATTCCCTTTCGGTATTTTATTAGGCTCTCTAGACCCGATCATTGAAATCTGCAGATCTGCAGATTTAAATTTTAGGCATAAAAAAACCGCTATGCTGTCGGGTGCGGATAGCCGCTATGAGTTTGTAGTGCGGTTATCTTAATCCGAAGTTTATGGCGGTGTCAATGACTATTCTGCTTTCTGATTTTCTAATTCTTCAAGTTTCGTTAATTGCTCTTGACTAAACTCATAAGCCCCACTATCACAAAGTTCTTGTAGGGTGGTTTCTCCCTTTTGAATGCTTTGCTTGCATTGCTCAAATGTATTGCTATCTACGCTTGAATTTATAATTGGCTTTTCAGGTTCAAAATCGAACCAGTCTTTAGGGTGTGACATACCGTCTCTTAACGATTGATAAATGGTTCTTAATTGGACGACTTGGGCAGGGCGCAATGATTCAAATTTACATTGATAACGCTTTCCAATCATGTCCTGTGTTACTCCAAAGTTATCAAAGAAAATACTAGCCATTTTCTTTAATCCTTCTGGAGAAACATCTTCGTTTGCTTTCAATGTAACTGAGCATTGTTCAACTGCTGCCTCTATTACATCGCCAGGGATAACCCCTAAAATACAAGCTCTTAATCGTCTAGCGCCGTTATTTGCTACTACTTCATATATATCTCTAGGGTCTGTAAGAATTTGTTTTCCTTTTTTTGTATATCTAACGTGTGGTACTTGAAAGACCTTAACTTGTCTTGTATTTGTTTGAATATCCCAAGCAAAAGCCTCAACAGTACTTTCTCCATTAGATTGACTTAATTCTCTGATACCGAATTGAATATTTCCCCATTCTTGAGCCAATGTCTCAGCTAGTCGGATTGATGGACCTTCTACTGATTGTCCGCCTCTAGGGTAGGAGTAAACCGCACTTTGAGCCAAAGTCTTTCTTGTACAAGATTTTAAAATTCGGTCCATTGCATCAATTGGATCGCGCGGGAATCGTTTCGCAATAACCATCATTGCCTGCACTTCTTGGCTTTCTCTCGCCGATTGAGTATCAATCATCCCATTGTGTAGTTCATTTTCTTTTGTTTCTGCAGAGAAAATGTTTGCTATTTCCGCCATATCTCATCTCCATTAATCTGGGTCATAATCATTCATTCTTGCGTGCAATTCACGCTCTGCAATTTTCTTAATCGCCTCTTGTCTATAAGGCTCATAACTTGCACCGCTACCAATGGCAAGCCAGAAATTATCGTTATCACACAACATTTCTGTGAGTTCGTGATAATGCGTTTGGTCGCCTTGCTTTAAATCGTTGTCGATTTCAGTAGCGACTTCATCTAAGGCGATTTCATAGCCTGCTTGCCAATCAACTTTACGTTGATAAGCAGCATCAAGTTGATAGTAGTAATCATCGCTGGGTTTCATTGTTTACTCCAAGTGCGGTTAATTTCGGCTTGTTTTTGCTCGACATAACGATACATATCAGCATTGACCTGTGGGGTAAGATTTGCTTGATAGATGCCGTTTTCTTCACGCCATTGTGCCTTTGCTTTCGCGCGTTCTTCTTGTTGGATTTGTTCGCTTAGTGTGTTGTCGTGCCAGTCGGTGGGGCCATTAGCAAAACAGTAGGCGATACCGCCAATTAAAAAAGCGAGGGCAAAGGCGATGGCTGTTTTACAAAGAAATGGGATGGTTTCAGCGAATACATCAGTAAATTTTTGCATTTTTGTTTCCTTTTTTAGTCGATTTAGTGAATTTAGGGTGTAGCAATCCGCCACACGGATTTCTTGCGAAAAGTGCGGTCGGATTTTTCTTTGTTTTAGAAGTCGATTTTGACTGCTTTTGGATTAAAGCCTCGCAAGTGTTTTAATACACGCCAGTTTGTCATTGGATCGATGTTAAAATCGCTTGTGATGCGGTTTAAGATTTGATTGGTAGAACGTAACACGCTTAAATATTCGTAAGCCTGTCCATAGATTTGCCCGCTCATGTTCGAGCCTAAAACGTTAAAGGCTTTTTCAATATGTTGGAAAGTGCCGACGCCACGTTTGAAAGCGAACCACAACCAAGCAAGCTGTTGTAATTCATATTCGGTAAATTCAAAGGTGAATTTTTGCGGTTCAGGCAAGGCAAGCTGTTGCGGTTGTTGCAAGGCTTTTAATGTTCTTTCGCAACGGATGAAGTATTGGCGGATTTGTCTGCCTCGTTCGTTTCTTTCGACCATACCGAGTTCTTTGCCCATATCGAGGGTGATGTGATATTCCTTGCGTGGGCGTCCGTTGGTGCGTTCGGTGATGATGAAGTAGTCTTCATCTTGGATGAAACCATATTCGTTGATGCGGTTTTTAATCCAATTTGAAAAATCGAAACCAACACCTAAGAAAGAATGAAGTTCACGAGCGTTGCAAAGTTGAACAGGTTGATTTTGAATTGATCCGTTGAAAACAGAAATTAAATTTGAATTAGTCATTTTTTTGCCCTTAAAGTTAAGATTATTAACTTCATCACGAGCAACTGCGATTACTGGTGATGAACTGACTGAAGTTCGCAGTACCGTCGGGCGGTGGGCTACTAGCCGTAGTAGCCACGTAAACGGCAGGTTTTTCAACCTCCTCAATCAGCTCATCATTGGGTGACGAATTAAATAACGTTGGCGTACTCTTAAACGCTACAGGTTCATAGACCAAACTCTAATCTACTATCGACTTACGTTTAAGTAGCAGATCGAAAGATCCATCATTTAATTCATCATTGGAGACTTTTCGCTAAATTTAGCGAAAAGGTAGATTTGCTGTTTTACGATATAAAAAAATCACCATTAAGGTGATCTATCTATATCACCGCCATTCAATTCAGGACTGCGATCCCGACTTTCTGTTGAAAGTGAGAATATCCTAAATGATTGGGCGGTGGGTGTCAAATAAAAATGGCCGCACTTTTGCGGTCGTTGGTTATTCGGTTGGCGGTGGCGGGAGTGGTTGCCAGTGAGAGACGTAATAGCATTGATGTGGACTATGTCCGTCATCACAATAAAACTTATCCTCCATCAAGTACCCAATAAACTGATGAGATCCAAAGTCACTAAGTATATCCATACCATAAAGTAAAACAGAGCAACTCTCGCCGTCCTCGTTGACTGGAGGCAATCTATCACTACATTTAATCCATTCGCTCATATCACACCACCAACCGAATAATTTTCCACGCAACGCCAAGAAATAATCCTATTCCAGCTCCAGCTATAACAATGATAGAAACTCCAGCCAATACATATAATAGCCATTCTATGAATCCTTTCATGCTTACTCCTAATATAAATCTTCTGAAAATAAAATATCAGCGCTAGGCGAGCCTGATAACCGTATAATTTGCCCTTGTTCTTTGGCAATTTCCATCGCCTCTATGCGCCCAATAAAACGACCTTTATTTGTTAAAAATCCTTGTTCAAAATCTAATAAAGGGTATTTATACTGTTTTTCTAGTGAATTTAGTTGTTTAAGCATAAATGGGGCATAATGACGCACACCATAAACCTCATGGATAATGTATGAACCATCTTCATTTACTCCATCTCGTTCATCAACAAATACTTGGCAAGCGGAGCATACAATTCTTTCAGGAATATCTACATATTCTCTTTTTTGGTTTAAGAGTTTAATAAATTCATTGAATAACGCCTGTCTTTCTTCAGGCGTTTGCCGTTTGATTAAATTAATAATATCCATCACTTACTCCATCATACTCTTCATAAAATCAAGCCATTTTCGAGCATCTTCTTTTGTGCGAAAACAGCCGCCTCTTTCGGCTGCGGCAATATCAAAACTATTTGTGTCCCAAAATTCACTCTCGCACTCAATAACTCCACCATAAATATAGAAGTATGGTTCACCATCTTTGGGCTTAAACGGCTTAGGCAAATCTTCAATGCTAATCTTTGGCTCTTCCCACATTCTAATATCATCAATTAAATCATGTTCATCCCATACTTCCGCATTAGTAGAGCTGTTAGGAAAGATAACAACAAATCTACGGAGACTTTGATCGTCCAAAAGTTCCGTCACTTCTCTTACCACATAACACTTTTGTCCGTTCGCATTGACTGGTTCGCCATTTAAAGCCGCATCTAAGTTAAATTCTTTCATTTTATCCTTCCCTATTAAAATATATCTCTAAGAGTCTGCAATGCACTTTCTGCATTATTGTATTTTTCGATGGCATCATCTTTGGAATTTGTCATCATTTCTATTCTGCGACCTGGGATATTTAGATGCACTTCGTAATCATCATTAAATTGCCATAACTCGAGGGTGATACTTTCAAATTTGCTAATTTGTAAACATCGGTTCATGATTCAATCCTCCATAAAATATTTTCTTGGCGACCTAGGATTTTTGTAACTAATCGCACTAAATGAAATTTAAACTTACTATCTGTTTGGTAAATTCTTGTAAGTCCGTAATTTGTTCTATATGTAACGGCGTATTTCTTTTCCAGTTTAATACTAACCATGTTTAGCACCTCTAAAACAAAAGGCGCTCACTTGGAACGCCTATTGGGTTTGTTAAATACTAATTTCTATTTTTGCTTACCAAGATTTACCACTGGCAACACAGGCACAAGTGGTTTTACTGTTGTAGCCGTTGTTGATGTACTACTGCGGTTTTCATTTATCCAGTTAGCTAATTCCTCCCACGAATCATAGTCAAGTTTGAGGAATGGGTCATTTCGGTCACTTTCCCAGTGTTTCAGATGCTCATTAATATCGCGCGTAATTACCTCTCGAGTGTTACTGCTTAACACGCCCCAGTAGGTTTTTACATCGTGAATAGTTTCGCTAACGATATAAGTATGTCGTGGCAAGCTGTATCGGACGTGACTAATCATTAAATCTTGGAGTTTATGCAGTGGGATTTTGATGTTAATTTCATTCATTTACGTTTACTTTTCTTTTTACGTTTACTAAAAATACGTTCTTGTTTTATCGCTCTAAGCTCAGTTTCAAGCTTTGTATTTTCCAGTTTTAGTTGATCATTCTCAGCTTTCAGACTTTTAATTAATTCACCCAATTTTCGTAGCTCCAACTCATGGAGTTCGATAGATTTATCAATATGTTTATCTAATCGACTAAGATCTTCCATTAGGACTTTTTCAGCTAGCCGTTTAAGTAATCTCATAATCTATCCTTGAGCCCACCAAATTCTTTTATTAGGCTATCCACTGTTTTGCCAAGCACGTTTACCATTAAGACAAAGTCTGCATCAAAACGAGCAGTTACATCTTCTTTTACAATGTCATCGTTCTTCTCGGTGATATTGTCATCAAACTTCAAGCGTTTCAGCGTACCGTCTTCAACTAAGACAAATTTAAGGTTGTTTTCCCACTCAAGCGCGAGTTTAGAGACCAAGCCGTTTTGAACAAGCTCAATAATCTCGTCATCTTCAACGGCTTTCTGTTTGCAATGGATAACGCCTAAATCAGCTTTCTCACGAATCTCCACTTCTTCGCGAAAGATTATCCAGTCTGGTGCGGTATCTGTAACCCATCTTGTCATTACTTCACACGGCGCACAGTTAAACGCCAACGGTACTACTGGCAAGCTGCCAAGCGATTTACGCAAAAGTGCAAGTACATCTTCGGCTGTTTTACTTGATGCAGCATCAACAAAGATAAGTTGTTTCAACGTGTCGATATAAAGTGCGGTCGTTTTGATACGAGAAAATGCTTGCGGAAGTAGGGTGGCTATCACATCATCTTTTAAAGATGCTCGTTCTACTTTCTTTAATTTTCGCTGTTCTTTTTCTTCAAGCGCAGTGATTCGTTTATTGAGTTCACGATTCACAACTTCTATTGGTAAAATCTTTTCTTCACGCTTTGCCACAAGTAAGATTTTTCCGTCCGCTTGATGTGCTAAATTTTCTCTGGTGACGAGCGGAGCAGACCAACCGAAATGGCTAACATCTGCCGAACCACACGGAGTAAATTCACATTCTTTGAGTTGTTTCTCGATATTCTCAAAGTCTATTTGTTTTGTTAATTGGTAAATAATTGCATTTTTGAACCAGTACATTTTTATTATTCCTCATAAATAAAAGCCGCTAATTAATAGCGGCAGATTTTAAGCACCATCTTCGTAGTAGTGTTATTCAACTACGAACCCATCTTTAACCTCAACAAACTCACCTATATCATCTAACGTGTACCAAGTATCAGCTTTGATGTTATTTTCACCGACCTTTGATGCTTTAATATGAATTAGCTCTCCATCATCATTGCGATACACACAAACAATCGCACCATCGATACTCGCCTTAGCTTTAGATTGCCAACCAAGCGCAACAGCTATAGATTGCTCGCCAGATACTTCCGCTGCCGACCGTTCGCCTGTATTGGTTGCTGCCGACCAATTGCCTGTATTGGTCGCTGCCGACCGTTCGCCTGTATTGGTTGCTGCCGACAGATCGCCTGTATTAGTCGCTGCCGACCGATAGCCTGTATTGGTTGCTGCCGACCAATTGCCTGTATTAGTCGCTGTCGACTGTTCGCCTGTATTGGACACCTTGGCAGCATCCCAATCAACTTTACCTTTTATCCACTCAACGGCTTTTTTTACCATTTCCAGTAAGTTAATTTCGGTTTCGATCGTGATTTTTGCAGATGCAATTTTTGTATCATCACTATCTTTTGATGTTCCGCCGCTCATTTTAACTACAGCAAATTTACTTTCCGCTGGACTGTAATATCTAAGCACATCAAGAGGGTATTCGCAGGCGTGAAATCCACTCTCACAAGCCTTAACATCACCTTTATGCTCATACATTTTGCCTATCTCATACTGATAACCTCGACAAGTCCAGTCTTGATTAAACCCTTTATAAGCTATAATTTCTTTGTTTTCTTCGGACATTTTTTTATCTCTCAAATTTGTATAATAAAAAAGCCACTATTGGTTAGTGGCTTATCATGTAACTCAAAACGGAATATCATCAAACCCATCTTGTTCAGCTGCTGCGCTTAATGGGTCTGGTTTATTTGGTTTTGGTTGGGCTTGTGGTTTATTTTGCTGGCTTTGCTCATCTTGGCGACCTCCTAGCATCTGCAAAACATCGCCTTGTATTTCTGTTGTATATCTATCTTGGCCGTTGTTATCTTGCCATTTGCGTGTTTTTAATCGACCTTCTATATACACTTGAGAGCCTTTCTGTAAATATTGACCGCAAATTTCAGCTTGACGGCGATAGAACACAATGCGATGCCATTCGGTTTGAGTTTTTTTCTCTCCGCTGTTTTTATCTGTCCAACTTTCGCTGGTTGCTACGCTGATATTTGCTACTTGTTCGCCATTTGGCATTGTTCTCATTTCAGGGTCATTACCTAGATGCCCCACAATAATTACTTTATTTACGCCAGCCATTAGCTCATCTCCTGTATGAGTTGTTGATAATATTCTTGAGCAATTTCTACTCGCTCTTTGATTTTCTCGATGATTTTCTCATCACGTTTAATTGTGACGGTGGTGATACGTTTTTCTTGGGGAATTTGTTCAACCAAGTCAATGTATTTGTTTGGATCGTCATAGCTTGATAATTGGTCGTAAGGAGTGGGGAGGAGGACAAAATCAATTTGCGCCTCATCACAATCCCATAGCCACATATAGCCTTGCATTTGTAGGTCATATCCAGCTTTTTTGGCTTTTTCTTCCGCCTCATCTGCAAAAAAAGGGTGCGAGCCTATATCCCAAGGACACTTGGTGTCGATGATTAATTTTCGACTTGGCACATAAATATCGCACTCGCCTGTAATCCAATCGTTTTCACGCCTTTCCGTGTTCTTTTTAAGAGGTAATCCACGTTTACGACCGCTTAATTTAATGGCTTGTTCTTCCAGAGCGATGCCTTTCTCGGTGTATTTATTGCCTTCGAAATCTTGATAACCAAAGAGATCGAATTTAACGATTTTTCGCACCGCACTTTTAGCGGTAGCAGAAATTCCGTTACCGCTTTTAGGCTTTACCATTAAATCAGCCAAGCCAGAGCATCTAGCTTTGAGTTGGTACATTTTATTTTCCTTCTATGGTTGAAATTATTTCGGTGTGACAGATTTTGCCGTCACAGTCCTGATTAAGATTTAGGGCGTGCGCCATATACACCACAAATGCACACACGAGCGTAATGATTAATTTGTTCATTTTCTG